CAATGTCATTTTCTGTTAATTCTTTTATGTTATTAAAATTTACTTGTATCATACTAACCTCATTCTATACGGTGCAAGTACAGCCTGCGCCTCACTTAATAATATTTTATGACATCCAATCTCTACAATAACAGGTTCTTTGTTGATATCTGATACACTGTTAAAATTAAATACACCTATACGCTCACCTTTTTTAGCTTGCCCACGTTCAATCAAGTCTAACAATCTTAAAGCATGAGATAGTGGGACATCCGCGCCTCGACTAGTCTCAACCTTGTTATCCTTAACCCTTAAATAAGCATATTCACTCGCGCCTTTAATCTCATAATATCTACCAAAAAACCAATGACGATTGGATAGGTCAACAGATACCCCATTTCTAAAAGCATCTAAGTCTTGAGCGTATCTAGTATTTAATACTGCTTGTATCTCGCTTGATTGCTCATCGGTTAAATCAACACTAAATGTACGATATTTCTCATTACCAAAAACCACGCGCTCAATGACTCTAACTCTAGATTTATTGTACAGCTCATTATCTGTTATCTCACCATTTTTCCATTGCTCAAATACCAAGGGAAACGACTTATTAAGCTCATCGATAGCCGCTTGGTGCTTAATCTTTAAGTTCGCATCGAAGTTTTTGCGTCTCTCACTTAGTTTCGCTTGTCTTGCGTTCCACTTAATCGAAGCAATCGTTTGAAGCTCTATCAATTGCTCTCTAAACTTGTCGCTTATCTTAACTGTATGTTTGAGCTTAAAGTGACCACAATAATAATCGAGATCATCTAACCTCTCTCTGATATCTGATACAAAAGCATACGGCTTATGTAAGAACAATAACTCGATAAGATATAGAACTGTACCTTCAAGGTATTTTATATTTTCTTCATGATTACCGCTAACACTTGGAACTCTCAACTTTTTAAGATGTGATACACTCGCTTTAATCTCACTTAGATGATTAGTGGTTGATACACTATAATTATCATTATTGATTAGAACTAACTTCTCACCTTTCTTGTTAGTATGTATCTTTGCAGCTTCATAATGTCTCCCATAACTGTACATTATGCCGTCTTCAAAGAACATCGAAGCTCCACATCTACCTCTCAGTACATTCTCACTCGCCCATGCATGACATAATGATGTGATTGTACCGTAAACCTCTTTCACCTTCTTATCTGGTTTACTCCCATTAAATACGTTAGAGGTAAAAGCGTCTCTTTTATATCTACCAAAATATCCCATTTTACACCTCATCCGGTTTAAGTACATCGCTTGGTTTAATTGCAGTCTCTATCTTAACCCATTTTCTGAATCTTAACTCATTACAGACTTTCAACTGCATCTCGTCTTTATTGTATCCTTTGAACATGATGTCTTGATCAACTATTACATCACTATATGTATGAGGGTTTGAGTTATCTGGATAGATACAAGTTATAGTTGGGAATATTATATCATTGGCGTATGCTGTATTGATTAGAACTAATAATATTAAGTATCTCATTGTGCTATCCTTGTATCTTGATGGTTGTTATTAATGTACCAAAGTGAAAATATCTCATCGTTAGTCGCATCTAAAATGCACATCTCATAATCACTTTTAGCGTTGATGTCTTTATTTATATCTGTATGACCGTACTCATTAGATATCCACCCCATACAGAATGATTTTAGAACTAATGTGAAAATTAAAGCGTTCATAACGTCTCCCCATAATAGTGTCCGTATAGTTCAACTAATGATTCGTCTATCAATTGGATTAAACCCTCTTCGGTTGTTTCAATATCATAATTAGCTATTAAATAATCAATTGCATTAATAGCTTGATCGGCATTTAATAAAAAATTATCGTGTGCAAGCATTAACAATTTATCTCTTTTACTCATAACTCAACTCCTTTAAATAAGCTCATCCTTGAGCAATTGTTATCTAGTTAGCTTTAAGCTTAGCTTGTAATTTAGCAATCTGTGATACGATACGTGCATTAGCTTTAGCAGCTCTCTCATTCTTCGCCTCTGCTCTAACTGCATCTCTACATTGTTTAGTGCCAGATGATACCAGTTTAGTTACATCTTTAGATGCACCTTTAAACGATGAAGCTGATGAATACACCAAAGATAGACATCCACGAAGTTTAAGCTCCGACTTGCTCACATCTGCAGCTTGTACAGATACAATTGATAATAACAATAACGATGCAGTAATAATTTTAAACATAAACACTCCTATAAATAGAGATACAGTTATTAGTATCTCATGATTAAATTAATAAGCTTGATCCATACACTGATCATTTGCAGCGTCCGTTTGCTCATCGGTGATATCTAATGTCTCAACGTAATCAAGACATTTTTCTTCATTAGTCATAGTTGTTAACTGATCTTGGATATCAAAACTCTCATCCGCAGCTTTAGCCATATTCTGTAATGTAACCAAAGTAAGGATAATTAAAAAGACTCTCATGTTGTAACTCCTGTTAAGTTGTTCAAGATGTAGAGATAATAACAGAGTTTTAAACATTGTTCAATAGATAATTAGATACAGATAGAGATGCGTGTATCTTTTATATAGTTGTGTATGTATTGCTGTATCTAATTATATCTATATATATGTGTGGATAATGTAGAGAAATAGGTGAAACCCTAAATAAATAATCTAGCCTATGGGATGAGAGAACTCGCTTCGGCTCATTCCTCATTGGCTTGATTCATTTTTAGGGTATCAGCATTTTCACTGTTCGTACAGTTATTTAATAGTATATAACCCTTGGTAATTACTCATAAAATGAGAAATAATGTCAAATAGTTTTACATGGGCGTTCTACAGAACTTCTATATCTCTTGGTTATCTAGATAGATACAGATACACGTACAAGATACAGCAATACATGCAGAGATACAACAATGTTCACAACAATGTACAGTGTGGGGAGAGTTTAACAGGGCCAAATCTATACACATCTCTATCTCTATCGTACAGATATATAACTCTCCACATTTCTGTATCTCTATCCTGTATCTGTATCTATCTATACATAATTATGTACCAATCGTTTAAACGCTCTATATAAGGGGGTATTTAGGGGATGTCATGATAAGGGGTGAGTAATGAAACAAGCGTATAGGTCATTTAAACGTGTCGTTTTTAGAGTCATGATACATAAAACACAAAATGATAGAGGTGAATAAGCATGATCATGCCTTGATTGAATGATTGAGATGTATCGCTCTTGTATGAGTGTGGAGAGTTTTGAGATATGTGTGAAGAGATTTACAAGTGGTGGGGGGTGGGACAAAAACTACAGTGTGGATATATTTGTAAAGGACACCTCCCTATAGCGTACCAATTTTCAACATCTTTTTACATACTTAACATTGTTGTGAACATTGTACCATCGTGTTATATTATATTTTTTAATTTTTTGTGTGGAAATTTTTGTAGTGAAATTTGACAACATCGATAACCATCATCGACAATCACTCTATGAAAGAATTTCCCAAACTGCCTACAATCAAAAATAATCTTCCACCTGTAGAGACTCAACAAGATGAGAATGAACGTACAGGTACTCTAACAGATAATGAGTCGAGCTTCATCTTGGATGCGACACTTAAATCAAAACATAGACAAGATCCAACAGTCATCTCCTTCATCGACAATTTTATTAGATCTAAAAATATTGCTCAAGCTTCAGAAGAGACAGGTATTAAAACTGCTCTTGGTTATCAGATACGACATCGCATGGATGTAGCGAATTGTATTCAGAAGTTAATTGATAAGAGTTCTATAAAATACGGCTTCGATGCTAGTGAGATTATGGAACGTGCCAAGGAGATAGTAGATTTCGATCCGATAGCTTTGCAGAATGCTGATGGAACATTTAAAGATAACCTGTACGACATCGAACCTGCAGCGAGACGGAACTTGAAGAAGTTGAAGGTACATAATTTGTATCAACAGAGTGAAGACTTGAATGGAATGAAGAAGAAGATAATCGTAGGTAAAGTAATTGAGTATGAGTTCTACGATAAATTAAAAGCTGTGGATCTGGTAGGTAAAGAGAAAGAAATGTTTAAGACCACAACTAGAGTGGAGCATGATGTGACTAAGAATATGGCATCGATACTATTGGAGAGTGCTAGAAGAGGGAACGCTGCTTCGATAGCTCATGCACCTAAGACGGTAGATGCAGAAGTGGTGGTGAAGGAGCAGGATGAGTAAAGCAATTAAGTTGAAATTGATTCATAAAGGAATTCGTCCCTTACATTCTCTGACAGTACTAGACTTTAAGAAAAAGATTTACTATGAAGAGTATCCTGATGAGACGTTTAGACTTTGGAACAAGAGAATGCTTAATAGCGGTTGTGACAATGTGATATCGTCTCCGAAGGAATTAATGGAATGTTACTACTGTCCGAAGTGTGATGAGTATTTCAGTAAGGACCAGTGGGAGGAGATTGAGTGAGAGACATATATAAAATAATCGATGAGATTACCAAGAGAAAGATGACGGTGCGATTTAATTATATCCTTGGTCGTTTCGACGTTGGAGTTTATACGTATCTTTTTCACGGTGACACTGATGAAGCATTCTATTACAGCGGAGACAGTTTAGATCAAATTGAAAAAGAGATGATGGTAGATTGGGGACATTTAATTAAACCATCTGTTCCAAACTTCCCAACGCTTCCAGGGTTTCCTAAGTTATGAAATTAAGTGATCATATAATAGAGGTTGAAATGTTTTTAAAAGAGCGTGATGGTAAAGGTTTAAGCGTCAATGAGATCAAAGAGAGGATCAGAATTTATTGTGAAGCTCGAGATGCGAGAGATACATATAATATTGGTGGAGCAGTTAGAAAACCTATGCGTTGTGATTATTCAGCTAATAGACCTTATGTTGTTCGTGAAGGTAGAGAAATCATGCGAGATAAAATTAAGTGAACGAGCAAGATGACATTGAGTTATTTAGAAAGCTGATTGATGAGAATAGATATGACTTTCTAAAGCTTGCTTATATTATTTTTCCTTTCGGTGAGAAGGGGACAGATCTTGAAACATACGACTTATATGACTGGCAAAAAGAAGAGCTAGTTAAACTCTCCAACCATTTAAAAAATCCTGAGACTAGATATGAGACATATCGACTTATTATTTCTTCAGGTAACGGTGCTGCCAAGACAGCGTTCGGTGCAATTGTACTTTTAATATTAATGTACACTCAGCAATTGAAAGCACGTGTGACAGCGAATACAGATCCTCAGATGAAGTCAATCGTTTGGCCTGAGTATGATATCTGGTTTCGTCGTGCTCGGTTCGTAGACCATTTCTTTGATAAGTTCGGTACATCGATTAAAGCGAAGAAAGAAGATCTTGCTGAGAGCTGGCGTATAGACACGGTTAACTGGTCAGAACAATCACCAGCATCTATTTCAGGTCTACACAATAAAGGTAAAGCTGCAGCTTATGTGTTCGAGGAAGCTCCAGGTATTCCAGCGATCATCTGGCAATATTCATCTGGTGCGTTCACTGAGACAGAGACAATTAAACTTCACATGGCATTTGGTAACTCCGATGATCCTGAATCGAAGTTCGAGCAGAACATGTCCTCACCTCTTTGGCATTCACGACGAATCGACACAAGAGAATTAAAGCATATCGATCCGAAACAAATTCAAGCGTGGTTAATTGAAGCAGGTGGAGACGAAGATAACGATGACTTCCGAGTGCGTGTGCGAGGACTTCCTAGAAAATCTGCAAAAGATTCTATCATTAAAATCGAGAGTGTTGAAGCTGCTCTTGCGAAGAGACTTGATTTCGATAGAGAGAGTGTCGCTCATTTCCCTGTTATCATCTCATGCGATCCTGCGTGGACAGGTGGAGATGATACAGTCATTGCCTATAAGCAAGGACACTACATTTGTCTTCTTGAGAAATTTAAACTTAACAAGAGAGATGGTGACACCCATCAACTTACTTATAATAAATTATGTTATTGGGAAAGAAAGCTTAAAGCAGATGCGGTTCATATTGACCAAGGTGAAGGTACTGCAATTTACACTCTAGCTCAGAACGCTCAGAAACATCATTGGATACTTGTAAACTTCGGTAGTAATCCTACAGACAATGTAGAGTCTACCAAGAGTGATTATAAAAACATTCGTGCGATGATGTATTATAAAACTCAAGAAGCTTTAATGAAAGGTGCGGTTCTCGATTCAAAAAATCCTGAGTGGATTGAGAATATGAAGAAACAACTTTGTTGGACAAAAGCTTCTCGTCATAAAGTAACACATCAAAAACTTGCTGAACCTAAATCAGATATTAAAGATCGTGTTGGTCAATCACCAGATATCGCAGATGCTATTGTACTTTTATTTGCATACGAGCTGGTTGATAGACTTCCAGAAAATGAATTCGGTGCTGATGGTGAACATGCACTTGCAGGAAGTGGTGCGATTAAAATGCAACAACATGACAACGAGGATATTTATGGAGAGTTCGAAAACGACGACATATACAATTGAGCAAGTCACAGCACTCTATTTAACTATTGAAAAAAATTACGAAGACTTTGTAAAGTATGTTGGAACTACTGGTCCAGAACTCTCATCGATGTTTGAAAATAAGCTAAACTGGAAAAATACAGCACTTCAAGATCTAGTCAATAACTATATTTTCTTGGTATGTAGGAGAAATGGAGAAATGACAGGTCACATGATCTGCTTCTTTACAAAAACCCCATTAGATCCGCAAGTTACTATATTAAGGCAGCTTTCTTTCTATGCGAAACCTGACTCAGGTAGAACGGCTTACCACCTATTCCATAAATTTATTGACATTGGAAAGAAGCAGGCCAATCATATAATCACTATGTTGACAAGTCATACTAACATAAAACCTAGTACTTTAGAGAATTTAGGGTTCAAAGAGTTAGAGACTCTTTATCGTATGGAGATAAAATGAGCAGCGATAACGGTAATGGTGGAGGCAAAGGTTTCTTCGATAATATCGTTAACGTTGAATCGTTTAGTGGTAAAGGAAACTTTTTTGAAAATCTAGGAAATGATTTTATTAACTTCAGTACTCAAATGGGTACTGGTGGATATTTAGGTTACGAAGACGGTAAAATTTCAAACGGTGCAACGACTAACTTATTTAAGAAAACAGGTAAAGAGACTGTAAGCGGTCTCAAAGAAATTACTGGTGCTAAGGCAGCGGAAGAAGCTAATCTCCAAGCAAGACAACAATTCGAAGAAACGAAAGCTAATGCACAAGCTGCTAGAGTTGAAGCTCAACAACAATTAGCAAAAGATCAATTACAACAATCAAATATTGCTGGTGCAGCTAGAGCTAAAAGAACAACATCTGCCAATAAAGGTCAACCTGTTCCTGGTGTGACATTAGGTGCAGACGAGAGAGACTTTTTAGGATTATGAAAAATATTAATAAACAGAAATGTGAATTTTTAAGAAATCAATCTAAGCGTAAGTTCGACAAGGTTCGAGCTACGTGGATTGATCTTTTAAGATGGACAACACCTCACCGAGCTACATGGCTTCTTAGTCAAAATCCAGGTGAGAGAAAGAACCAACATATTGTAGATCCTACACATCTTCTTGCTCAACGTTCATTTGTTGCAGGTTTTTTAGAAGGTAACACTTCTGCGTCTCGTCCTTGGGTTCGCATCGGTTCTAAAGACCAAGCAAGGGAAGATAGCTTTGAAGCTAAATCATGGCTTCAACATTTCACAGAAAGAGTT